AACCTACCGGCTCAGATTGCCGGGTTCAGTGCATTCACCGAAGGTATGCAATTGTTTAGCTCGTTCGTCATGTTACTTAATTTTGCCCGGAATGGTAAGATGAAGGGTATGGGTCAGATCATCGCGTGGTCTATTGCAGACGAAACCCTACACACTGAAAGCATGATCAAGCTGTTCCGAACATATGTTCAAGAGAACCGTAACCTATGGAACGATGATACCAAGAAGCTGATATACACCACCGCCGAGAAGATGGTGGAATTAGAAGATAAGTTTATCGGACTAGCGTTCGGCGTTAACCAGATGGAAGGCATCACCCCAATAGAGGTGAAACAATATATTCGATACATTTGTGACAGACGTTTAATCGCGCTGGGTATGAAAGGGATCTTCAAAGTGAAGACTAACCCACTGCCTTGGGTTGATGGGATGCTTGGCGTCACACACACGAACTTCTTTGAAAACAAGGTTGTTGACTACGCAAAAGGGGCACTTTCCGGCGATTGGGCCGAGGTATGGGGAGCGGTATCATAGGAGTTTTGACCTATGTCGCAACAGAAACGACAGGCCAAAAAAAAGCCACTACAAGTGGCATTCGATATGGGCCAGAAGGCCTTCTACCGGGGTATCTTTGATAGCCCGTATAAAGAGAGTTCATTCCTACACAAGGAGTGGAAACGCGGATTTGACACTGGGTTCTTCCAAAATCAAACTCGCTTAATGAAACAGTAGTGCCCCTAACTGTTTACTTAACTACAGTATTGTAGTATGATCAACGGATAGAATTGGAGTCTGTATGAGTTTAGATACTCTGAATAATCAAGTCCTCGAATGGGGATTGGAGAAAGGTATATTACCTAACCCCGAACCACTTTCTCAGGTAGAAAAAACTGAGGAAGAAGTAGCTGAGTTACGACAAGCTATTTATGAACACAACATTGACGAAGTCAAAGATGCCATCGGCGATATTTATGTGACGATCACTATGCAAGCCGAAGCATGGAACCTCACAATGGAAGAGTGTGTTAAAGCCGCATACGACGTAATTAAACTCCGCACCGGTAAAATGGTGAACGGGCAATTTGTAAAAGATAATTAGGAGCATTTATGACGAAGAAATTTGAAGAGACGCCGGAAGAATCCGCGTCAGTTAACCAAGAGGCCATGTCCACCGATGAATTATTGGATTCTCTCAAAGGGAAGTTTGATAGTTGTATCGTCACAGGTTTCAACAAGGACGGTCATCTTTTCATGTCTAGTTCCATTAGTAATATCCCGTTCATGCACTGGACACTTAACCGTTCAATCTTTGAATTAGGATTGTTCGAGAAGCAAGCGTCACAGCCCCAAACGGAAGAAGCCCCAGCAACAACCGAAGTTGACACTGAGGCTTCTGAATCGTAATACCCTCTCATAGTCCTTTTGTAGTGGACTTTTGCCCTCATCTCCGTCTAACCAACGGGCCAAAGGTGGGGGCTTTTTTATGTGCGCTTGTAGCTCAGTTGGATAGAGCGTCCGGCTACGAACCGGAAGGTCGGGAGTTCGAGTCTTCCCAAGTGCGCCAGCTATTTAGTAGTAGCGCCTTCAATTAGAGCTTCTTTTGTTTGTTGGACGGTATCCCTGCCCTCTCTCAACATACGTTCTGTATCTATGAGAAGTTCTAGCATTTCTGCGTCACTAGGCTCGTTGTCTTCGTTGTAGATTCCTACACGGAGAGCATACGTCTTTAATATCTCAGCCGCCGCCGTAGACACCTTACCGTCTTGTTCCGTTACTCTACGGGCTACTTCTAAGAAAGCATCCGGGTCAGCAAACATAACGTCAGTTACCCGGGCGACACCGTTTTTGTTAACCGCGTTGGTGATCAATCCTGTACCAGCGGCCCTTACTCGTGCGCCTAGTCTGCTAAGAACACCAAGTGTTAATGTCACAGATTTATCAAGTGCCTGTTTAGCACCGGCTTGTAACATATTAGCGTAAGTATCAGATCCCGCGCCGATAGACTTAGCACCTTTAGCCCGAGTAATTATCCCGGTCTCATTAAGCAATGTCTTTAGGCCATTCATAAGTGCGGGTTTGTCACCAAATACTGCTTCGCCGTAAAGCAAAACATTATCTAGCTCATCACGAACAGCGGTATCTACCCCTGTCTTGAGCATTCTGTTTCCGCCTAACTCTTGTGTAGCGGCTAGGAATTTCTTTCTAAAGTGACGTGCGTATGCGGCTTGCATACCTTCTAGTAGTACCGGGTTACCGGACTCACGGGCTGTCTTAATTAAATCCGCCAGTGGGCCTTCAAACTCTTCTGTACCGGGTACCTTTCGCATTGACTGAGGATCATTCAAGATCTTCTCAAATGCCTTAAACCCATTAATCTTAGCTTTACCATTAGGCTGGAAGAACGCGGCCAACTCGTCGTTGTAAATTCTTTCTTTAGCGGCAGTAGCGGCGTCTGTTGCCGACTTGATCTGAGCTTCTAACTGTTCTTTGGTAAGGCTAGAATTTCGTAAGTTATCTAATAGATCATCAATACGTTTTGCTTGGTCAGGGAAGTTCTCTCGAACCAAGGTTCCGTAGTTTGATAGAGACTCAATAATGTCTGCTGTATCAATATCTGGGATCTTAGTAGTGCCGCCAATACGGGTGGATAGTTTGCCCATGATGTCGCCGATAATATAGTCGGTTACCACCCCGGCGTTACCATCCGTATCTAATAGCTTGATAATCTGTGAGCCTGACTCTCGGTTAGTATCACTCAGTGCGCTTACGACCTGTTGTCGTGCTTCTTGAGCAAACTTAGGCCCTTGTATTTCTACGCCTTCTTTAGCCATGTCTTTACTAGTTCTGCCGACAGTCTGAGCGTGGATGTTACCTACTTCCTCAAGTGCTAGTCCATCTCTCCAGTAAGGGGCATAGTTATTTGTGTAGTATTCCTTAGCGGCTACTGCGGCGTCAGCTACTTCTTCATCACCGAACTCGATAAGATCATCTACGGCCTTCGTATCGATATACGATACAAACTCTCGTAGTACTCGCCCGGCCGCGTTGTTTCCTTGTGCAAACATATCAGAAGCATTTTGTGCTACGGCTGGTCGGATCTCTCTGTATAGTGTCTGGAAGTCTAAGCCTTCGTTATCTATGAATCTCAACATTCTGCTACGCATTTCGTCCGGCGTTTCTTTAACAGGGTTTCCATCAACCATCTTAGTAGTCAAAGCAACTTCGTCTAATAGACGCCCGAATATACTGTTAGGTTTTAGTTGTTCTTTAGCCGCACTAATCTGGCCGGGCTGTAGATCTACTAATACATCGATCAGTCCGTCCGGGTTAATCTCTCCACCTTTAATAGCTGTGTAGAGGCTGTTCTTTTGATCGGTCATCGTTTCATACGCACGACGTAGATTTGTCACGATACTGTCAGCGGCTTGGTTACGCCCTGCATAAATATCAAACTGTACGATATTCTCTATCTGCTTAATCTTTTCTCCGAACGTAGGATCTTCTCGTAGTAGGGTACCGACTTGGTTATTAACCTCGTCTAGTTGTGTCTGTAGATTAGTTACTACGCCTTCAGCATCATCAATAACCTTTTGTCCCGCACTAGCAAACCCGTCGCTAGACATATTGATGGCGTCTGTACCGCCTAATACCTCTTCAGTCTGGTTAGTGACGTTTTCTAATTCTCGGCCCGGAGTACTTACCTTTTCTATTAGTTCAGGTGAGCCACGTCCTTGTTGTACTTGTTTCTTCATCAGGCCTTGCGCTGTTGTATACAGCTTTCGCGCCGCTTCAGTATCGTCGTTTTCGAGGGCTCTCATGATTGCTGACATAGTGTCAGTGGTGTACTGGATATCTCCACCCATCTCTTCTGGGATGTTGATAAATACTTCTTTGTTCTCTTCGACCAGCTTGAGAATGCGTTCCCTAGCTTCTTTGTCCTTAACCGGGTCGCCTGTAACTCCCGCAAATTCATCAAGAATGTCTCTTACAACCATATCCTGCGCGGTGTTAGGATTAACAGCTTTAAATATCTGCCCAAGGGTCATAGACCATGAGAATGCGGCGGCCGCTGTTATGCCTCTTACGGCACTTTCCGCTGGCCCCATTATAGCTATGGCGTCTGCTAGGATGTTAAATCGTTTGTCTAATACTTGTTGATACTCAGGATCCTCGGGGTTTATTTCCATACCCGCCATGAAAGGCATAGCTTCTGTCCAAGCACCCCCAGTGACATCATCAATTAATGAATTATCGCCGACTGCTAATGTCTGGACATCCGAACTCATGGTACTTGCGGCACCAATTTCAAAACCGAGCATTCGGGCTAATCCACCAACATACTTAGTCTGGGCTAGTTTAGGTAGCCATGAGATAGCTTTTACGCCAAGACCACCACCGGTTAAGATACCAGCGCCTTCAGTGATAAGCGTGTCACCCAAACTATCGTCTGTGTTTATATCGGATACGTTATCTTGGACGTATTCTACTGCGCCAATATCACGCCCACCAAAAACACCCGCTTCCGGGTTTTCAGTGTAGTATTGATCTAGTTCTGTTGGGCTCAAGAAGTCTAGGTCAAAGTTCCCCTCGGTATCGAATACCTGAACTGCACCTATGTTCTCTTGTACGACATCTCGTAGCTTTTCTATCCCAGCGCCGCCTAGCTCTAATACATTTTTACCCGCACGTTTTAGGCCGTACCCCACTTTGGATGTAACGGGTACACCACCATCTCCGGTGAAAAACCCTACATTAGGAGTTGGGACGATTTGGTTTTTATAAAGTAAGTTACCGGCTAAGTCATAAGACGCATCAGGGTGTTCAGCATACATTTGGTAGCGATCATTGATCTTCTTCTCAACTGAAGCTCTATCACTTAAACTAAATGCACTGCCCTCTACATCGCTGTACATACTGCTGGTAGGATCCGGCAGATCCATAGCTTGACCAAACATATCCTCAGACACCATCTTATCGAGTATCTGGAAAGGATTATCTTCTAGAGGTAGATCAGTGTTGCTTGTTTGAACAGGCCCAGTTTCTACTGGATCACCAAAGGGGCTTAGTTCTATTTCTTCTGCTGGGTCACCAAAAGGGCTTATTTCAATTGAAGTTTGGGCCATTATTATCTCACGGTTTTGTAGTAAATTTTATCTGGCCATCAGCGCCAATAAATTGATATCTAGTCCCCGAAGGTAAGTTATCGTAGTCCTTTTGTGTTTTTGGGAAAGCTACTGATACTTCTGTTTTATCTTCACCAAACGTGTAGTTACCCGCCAGTATTTCAAAGCCTCTCTGTAGACGCGGATCCATCTCCGCATTCTCTTCAGTTAGACTACTCCATTCTGTAACAGGGCTGTTGCCTGAATAAGGATCGTACCCATATCTGTTCTTGAAGTTGACGCGACCACGGTCATTTTGAAGTAGGCTTGCATCATCTTGCAGGGTATCAATACGCCCCTGTACATACTTGCCTAGCTCAGTAACAAAGGTCTGACCATCCTTAGAGGCGTTAACAACTTCTTTCAAACGATCAAAGTCTTTGTTTGACATAGCCATGCCTGTTTGACCTTCTAGGCCACCGGCGCGGAATGCCATTAAGATTAGCTTGGCGTTAAACGCCGCTTTCTTCTTCGCTAGATCTTCAACATTATCTCCTAAAGTAAGGGTATCTATGCTTGCCGCTTGCTCAAGTGATTGTCCTTGAGCCAATATTCCTTGTTGTTGAAGGCGTCTTTCGACCATTTCTGGGGTAATTTCTTCTGGCATTTCCCCATTTTGGTTGGCTTCAAACACACTTCCGATAAGGCCCAGACCATTTTTAACTTCTTTAAGGACGTTAGATGCAGTTTTTGCCGCTCCACTTGTAGCAAATAGTACACGATCATCCTGTATGACCATGTCTGCTAGTTCACCATACAAACGCATAGCGCCGGTAGCAGTTACAAAATTAGCATCATAGGCTTTAACTCGGGTGCTAATAGCATTTATTACTTTTTCCCTAGCTTCATCTTCGTCTGCCAGCACTACCCGGAAGCCTGAACCGACACTTGATCCATACCCGTCTATGTAGGTAGTGTTACCGTCTGCGTCAAATTGTGGTGTAGCTGACGTTACAAATTCTGAAGTACCATCATCATTGATTTTCACCAACGACACCCGCTCGCCAGCATTTGCTTCGACTTGCTCTTTCAGTGCCATAGCGGAAATTGCGCCGTTTGCCGCACGAAGAGCATTGTCCTTAGCTTCTTGGCTTGCAGTAGGATCATTTTTCAGTTGGTAATAAGTATTCCACGCGGACTCAAAGTCCAGAGGCTGTTCGCTTGGGTTAACACGCTTATAGATCTCCATAAACGTAGGCAAAGTGTTGTTCTTAAAGTTTTGAAACGCCAATTTGTCATCTTCTGTAGCGTTCTCACCATTAGCGGCTAGACTCAGTCTTACATATTCAGACTGTATATATTTCTTGTCTATTTGATCTGGGTAGGCATCATCAATTTCTTCTAGGCGTGTGAGAAGTGCATCGACTGCTTCAGTATCCCCCGCCTGTCTTGCGGCGAATATCATAGCCCGAGTTTTTTCTGGGGACACCGCTTGTTCAAACTTCCTGTAATTAGGTACATCTTCCGGGTCTATATTCTTAGGATCTGCCATCCAGTTTTCAATAGTCGTAGCTACCTCAGTGTATCCTGAAACTTGTGCGGCGAGTAATCTCCCCGGTGCATTCTTAGATGTCAGGGTACTGTGGTCTTGGAAATCGGCAGTTTCATTTTTCATTAGCTGGCCTAAGTTTAGGATAGCTTCTGATTGAGTCTCGTCTTTATTCTTTTTAGCCTCGGCGGCCATAGCAATATAATTAGTTACAGTTATATTGGCGAAACTTTTCCACTTAGGTTGCTTGGAAGGATCTTTATTAGCAGAGTAAACATACGATATGTCTGGTGTCTGTGACTGATACCCACTTAGTATCCTGTCGTATTCAGATTGCTCGACTTCTAGCTTACTCAGTGTTTCTGCTAATACTCTTTCTTCACGTTTTTTGTTTTGTTTGTCTTTATCAAAAGCGTCAGAAAGGAACCCGCCCATTCTTTGGAATACATTCTGAGCCGGGGTATCTACTTTGCCCGGGGTAGTATTCGTTGTCAGTGGAGGATCTTCTTGTAGAAGAGCATCCGTCTGGTTGGCTGTTGAAGAGTCTACTTGAGTTTCAGTAGTTACTACAGATGGTTGGTTATTCTTAATTGGCGTGTATATGCCGTTCGCTATTTTAGCGTCTATCTGATTAGGCGTCATACCCGCTTTAAAATCCGTGTACAGGTTTCCCCAGACATCCGGGGGTAGTCCGTTTGCCTCTGCATATTTCTTAGCTAAGTCAACAGTAGCATTATCAGCCGTAGCCGCTTTGTTGTAATCATCTTGTTTATTAACAAACCGTTGCAAATTAAATTTAACAAGATCTGCGTCTTCACGCTGTTGTTGTTGTTTGCCAGCTACAAATGTACCAGCAAAACCTTGTGCGAATCCTGCCGCAAAACTTGCTCCCGGAGAAGGGCCCCAATCACTCATCTTCTAATTCCTCCTGTTGTTCTTCATCTTCGTACCCCAACATGGAGTTTTGTTCCTCTTCGGGTGCTATAGACATAAAACCTTCTGGTGTTTCTTCTTCTTCCACTTCTTCTTCTGTAACAGGTGTCATTTCTACGGTTGGGTCACCGCTTAATTCTCTAAGTGTTTGGGCACTCGTAACTGAAACTTCTTCATCAATTCCAATTTCATATGACACACCGTAGGCCTTAGCCATAATCATAAGAAGACGAGCAATAGGCCCGGCTGATAGTATGCCTAAATCAGGCGACCACTTACCGCGTCCAATGCCTTTGGTTACAATAAAATCGGTAACAAGAGTTACTGGAACTCCCGCACCGAGCATAGAAATATACCTAAACCCATCTGGGCTATCATTGAGATCTCGCATGACATACTCAAGCGCCTGATCCATTTCAGTAATATCAGGTGGTCGATGCCACGGATAATTTCGGGTGTCGCTAGTGTAGTTAGCCCCGGGTATTGCCGCTGTTGGCGTTTGAGGATTACTCTTCATCTAACACCTCTTCTATTTTTTCTGGGTTTTCCGTTATCTCTTTTTCTAATTCGTCGAAGTACTCAGGGGTGTATTTCGTCTCTTTCGAGGCTTCCATAAGCTCCTTGGGCATGTCGCCTTCAAGGTAGGCTTTAACGGATTTAACTATTGCTTCCTCAAATGTCATTGCTCGATACCTCTGTAATCAACTTTCAAATACCCCTCTTTGTCTGCGTAGACGCTCTCTGGTTTAACTTGCATAACCTGTTGCGCTATGACGCCGGTTGTAGGCCCTTTGTCCCATCCCCGTGCCTTAGCCGCGTCTGCCCACTCCCAGCTATATAGTTTAACCCCGTTGGCTAACTCTGCTTTCTCGACTACGTTTTTCTTCATACGGGAGTCAGAAGTCATGATCATTGCACCGGCAATAGATCCGATTGCGCTACCCAGACCACCAAATAGGCCTGACTTCTTCTGGGCTTTAGCTTGTGCTTTAGCCGCCTCTAACTGCATCTTAGCCATTTCTATATTGGCTTCACGGTCTAAGGCGTTCTCACCTTCTCTCCATGCATAATCTAAGAGTGAATCTGTACGATCCCATAACTGGTTCATTACTTCGGAGCTAAGGTTTAAGATGTTCTTTACGTCAGTAGCGGCCGCATTAAAGGCCATTTCAGTTTCAGTAAGAGTTACAGTCTGACGCCATTGTGCGTTAGCCGCGTCTACTTGGTACTGCATATCAAGGTAGAATTGTTCTCTGCTATTTTCTAGCTGGGCGTTAAATTGACTCATGTCGTTACGCTCACCAGCATTAAACATGCTCATCTGGTTAACTTGCCCGGTGTTGTACATGTCTATCTGTGCGCCGAGATTGTCGTAAAACTTATCCATCTCGTTCTGTTGTTCGGAGTTAAACCGACGTGCTACGTTTGTTTGGTTCGCATCTTCTAAAATTGATTGAACCATTGACTGTGAGTTAATGATCGCAGTCTGTTGTTCGTTAGCTAGGTTAGCCATGTCGTACTGCATAAACGTCTTAGCGTTGTTAACTGCCAAGGAGGTACGAACATCTAAGTTAGCTAGTTCCATCTTCGACAAGACATTAGCCTTGTTGATGATCATCTGTTGTTTGTTATCTAAATTCTTTACTGTCAGTGTTTGGTAGAACTGACTGTCCGCTTGAGCGATAGGCAGAGTCGCCTCAATCATAGCCTGTGCTAATGCACCGGTTGCGGCCGTACCTGTAATGCCTTTAAACGCAATAGAACGCGATACGTTACGCGCTATGCCAGCGGCCCATGTAGGTATTTTGGGCTCACCTGTTACCGGGTCTACAAACTCCCCGGTTAGAATTTCTAATTGGCCTTTTACTGTAGCCTTAGAATCTAGGTAGTTTCCTTCTCCAAGAGACTGGGCAAGTAATTTACCCGCGACTGTACTGGTATCAATTACGTTACTGATGTTTTGGTGGGCAAATGAATTAAGTGCTAGGCCTGTCTCGTTAACAGATCCGTCTTCGTTAACTCCTGTCGCTAATCCTTGCTGGTCTAAGACGATGCCTTCTGGGTCTACGATAGCATCTTCGTTTGTTTCCATCGTAGCGGCATCAGCCAGATTGTTTGCTACCTGATCTGATGTAGTAGCCGCATCATATGTGCTTGCTGAACTTGGGGGTACTACTCGGGACGCCGTGTCTACGGCTCCTGTTGCTACAGCCTGATTAAGGCCGTCAGCATCCATGTTATAGTCACTACCATCTAGATTAGTTCCTTCTTCATTAGGGTCGATATCAGGTACTTGATCCGATAAATTAGCGCCCTGTCCATCAATAAATGCGCTTGTATCGTTAGCAATGCTAGTGGTCATATCAGTAACATTGGTGTTACCAACGTAATCTGAATTACTGGCTACAGAAGAGTTGTTAACCGCGAAGTTACCGGCCGGGGTATTTGCCTCCGTCCCGGTGTTACCATTAGTAACCGCGCCCTGACCCCCACTAGGGCCCCCGGGCATAACGGTAGTAGTATCCTGCGCTATACTCATATCTTCCGGTACAGCATTAGGATTACCAATTATCGCAGGTTTTACTTGGGTAGTTTCACTCATTGTTTTGTTTTCTCTTCAATTCTTCGGCTTGCTCGTCACATGCTCGAATCTTGTCTCTGAGAACGATGTAATTGGAAATGGCCTCTGAGATAGCTTGGCTATCAGCGGGTAGATCTTCAATTTCGTCTGCTAGACGATTATTAAAAGCCTCTGAATAAGTTTTAATTGAGGGGCAGTAGACTTCTACTTCAGTTTTATAGACCGTTGTCGCGCAAGCGGTCAGTAAGGTCATCCCTAGTACGAGGCTTATTGCTTTCAATTTCATTATTAGTTGTCTCCATCTCCTTGTAAAATTCGGCCCGGTTTTCCGCCGCTTTTGCAGAGGCTTTGACTTGCTTAACCTCTTCAACTTTAGCTCCGTCTCTACGGCCGATGATGTAAAGGATGGGTAATAAAGCGGCCACAATACCGGCCACTATGATTTTAATTTTGCTAAAAATTCCGAACATTATTTCTTCTTCTTTTTAGAGTATCCGCCTTTGGACATTTTACCGGCCTGAAGATCTTTGTACTTCTTAGGGCTGATAGTGCTTTTGCTCTTAGAGCGACTTGTCCCTGCCTTCTTACGGGCATTAATATTTTTCAATAAACTCATTAACGAACACCTTCTTTGTTGTCCTTCATTCTAGCGTAGGTGACTAGAGCTACACCGGCCAAGGACGCGGCCAAGAAAATGTATTTAATCGACTCTGAGTAACCTACTAAGGGCTGTAATTGCCCCGCAATCTCAGTAGCGATACCAGCACCGCCAGCTAACCCGGCCCCTGCTAGTGTTTTAGATTTCTTCAAAGGTTTTGGTGCAGTCTGTTCAGGCTTCTGGGCCATTAGATCACCACCTTCGTCCGCAAGAGGAGTGTTCATAGAGAACAGTGCCGCCTCTGCGGTACGGCGTCTTGTGAGCCCTCTGAGTGGCTTTAAGTTACCGTCTACCCTTGCCTTATTCCAGCGCATGATTTGCTCTGGTACTTCGTCATACAGGCCTTGGTTTAGCTTCTTGAGAAGCGTGGAGTTCTGGAAGTTAGCACCACCTCCGATATTAAACACGAAGGATACTAAGGCATCGAATTGTTGCTGAGATAGAGGAACATTCACATAACGCTTAACAATAGCGCCAGCATCATTCAGATCCTCTGTTAGCAGTTTGACGCACTCTTCTTTAGAGACACGCATACCGGACTTAACGCCCTTGCAATGTCCATAACCGATAGTCCATCGTCCCGCCGGACAGCGATAGGCTCGTACATCACCTTCTTCGGTGACTTTATGCAAGCCTTCAAATTTTTTAACTAGGTTGATACCGTTTTGAGATACAGTGGTTGGGGTCATCTTACAATCCAAAATAAATATGAAACACCGGCTGATGCGGCGATCCAAAATAAACGCTCCGCAAAGCGTAATGTTTGTCCATCAGTCGATACGCGGTTAGCAATATCGACCACCTTTTCCTCCAACTCGTCCTGCTTTTCTTCGTATTTGTTCATGCGATTGAACAACGTAACCATCCTCTCTTCCATTCTAGCTAGGGCTACAACTGCATCAGATAGTTTATCTAGTTTAGCCTCAATGCGACTGAGACGCTGGTTTTCGTCCATAGTGCCCCCCTAGGAATAGGTTTGGGCATAAGGCGAGGCAAAACCGCTATATACCGATGCGGGTGCCGGGGCTCCTGCTGTGGGACTCTGACCTCCCATGTTTGCGTTAGAACCTTGACTAATTCGTCGGTCTGCTATCTGTTTCATCAGACGGTTAATGTCTAATGCCTGTTGGTCAAGAAGGGCTCCGTTCATACGGCTGTATGTACTTAGAACCAAATTGCCACTGTCATCGATAGTACGTTTGATCATATTGCCATTCGCATCGATGGCGTTCTGGATTAGTCTTCCTTCACCATCAAATGATTTACTTAGGGCTGTCATACGTCCTCGTAGGCCATCATCGAGGTCAGCTACATCTTCTTCGAGTAATGCTCGAACTTGTAACAGGCGGGTGTTGAATTCTTTCCTGCCTTCACGTTCTTGATCACTAAGCTCGTCAAATCGAGTAGCAAAGCCTTCCTCAAGGCCCGAAGCCATTCCGAGTAAGCCTTGATCAATATCACCACCAACTTGTTTGATGGAGCTATCAATCGCTTGTAGGAATTCTTCTGTAGAGTTGAAGCGTGAATCAAAGTCTGTAGTTAACAAATCAGCGTTAAACTTATTAGACTCGATCAATTGGCCTGTCGCATCATCGATAGTGCTGATAACCAGTTCGCCGTTAGCGTTAAGCTCACGGAAGATAAAGTCACCGTTTGCATCCACTGCTGTACGGATTAGGTCTCCGTTACTATCAAATGAATCTGACAATGCTTGGAACTTCTCTTGTAGATCTGCGCCGAGCGTATCACCTTGAGTAGTCATGATGTTACGCAACCCGGCCAAGTTACCTACTAGGTTAGCTCGTAGTTCGTCAGAAGAGTTTTGAATACCGTCGAATGCGCTAGTGATTGTATCACCAAGCCCAGCTTGCATTGTGTTCAACTGTGATGAGATGTCCGCAATGTTCAAGGATGTCTGGCTTAATACTTCGCCAGAAGCACTGATTTCAGTAGTGATCAAATTACCTTGTGAGTCTAGATCTCTCTGTATTTCAGTACCGGCTTCAGTGATCTCGCTTCGGATCAAGTTACCTTGAGCATCGAAGGAAGATTGTAGATCTGCCATATCGCTGGTGAACTGGTCACCAAGGCCGGATCCAACTGTATCAATCTGTCCACTTACGTCGCCTAAGATAGCTACGAGGTTAGCATTAGCATCTGCGTTTCCGCTTGCTAGGTCAGAGAACGCTGTATTTAGCTGATCACCTAGACCGAACTGCATCTCGTTAAGCTGACTAGAGATATCTCCGATATTGAGCGTAGTCTCGTCGATAAGCTCATTCGTGGAGTCAAAGCTCTTAGTAATGAGGTTACCATTTTCATCCAAGCTACGAGTAATCGTGTTACCGTTATCGTCAATTGAATCTGCCAAGAAGTTACCTTGCTCATCAAATGCGGCACTGAGTAGATCAAAGTTATTAGTAAGCTCTGAAGTAACCCCTGTGCCGATATCGCCGATAAGGCTGTCCGTAACAGTAAATGCATCAAGGATGGACTGTCGGCTTTCCGCCGCAAGCTCTGCATCACCGAAGATGCTAGTGAACTGAGTATCCATGTTAGATTCAAACGTAGAGACGTTGTTCAATAATGAGTTTAGATCAAGCGTCTGTTGATCCATACGAACACCGTTGGCGTCAAACTGAGCAATAAATAATTCACCTTGGTCGGATAGGGCTCGGGTGATTAAACCACCTTCATTCGTAACAGTCTCAGTAATTAAATTACCTTGATCATCAAATGAATCTACAACACTTTGGTAATTAGATTTTACTTGTTCACTCAGACTTCCGGTATCCGCCTGTAAAATATCTTGTACACTAGCGAGTGTATCCACAAAGCTCTTCTTACGGGCCGCGCCTTCGGTAGTTTGGTCAGTGAACCCAGAAGCAATATCTGTAGCTATAGACCCAAAGTTAGTATCAGCATCATCTGCCGCAGAACCTACTGCTGTACCTACATCTTGTACGTCTGTGCCTACTCCAGATATAGAAGCGGCGATATCACCGAAGTTAGTCTCCGCCGTATCTGCCGCACTAGCTACATCAGAGGTTACGTCAGCAACTGCATCTCCTACGCTGGAGAATCCTTCTGAGGTTGCTGTAGCTTGGTCACCCATAACTTGGCCCATAGTCTCAAAACCGCCCACGATACTATTACCGAGGTCAGTACGAGTCTGATTGGCTAGGGTAGTGTAATCACCAAAGTCAGTTAGATAGCCATCAAAAGCCGTCTGCATTGTTCCTTGGTTTTCTTGAATTGTTGCTTGGCCCTTTGCCAAATCTTGATAGTAAGTAGCCGCGTCGCCGCCGTACTTGTCAATTAACGCTGAAATAGCCTCTTGCCCGGTTAGGACGTTGCTTGAGGTCTCGGTTAATTGATCGCCGATAGCAGTACCTACTGCATCAATATTTTCGTTGGTAGTGTCAAAACCTGTGTTTGTAGCATCCAACAAAACGGCGTCATTTGTGTTTACTGTGTCAGTGAGAGTGCTGAACCCAGTGTTAAGGTTTTCATTAGTGGTGGTGAAACCAGTAGCCATGTCATCGACAATTTCGTCACCTCGTTGGTCTACTACGTTGACTATGTAATCTTCGGCATCGGTAATGTCGTTTCCTACGTTTTCAAAGCCGGTAGCAATATTCTCATCTGTTTGGGTTAGACGAGTATCTACGCTTGTAGCTAGATCATCTTGGCCGGTAAGAACATCAGCAAACCCGGTACTCATATCGGTACCAAGCCCTGTTAGGCTAGAGTCAACATTAGCAAAGCCTGTAGCATTTGCGTCCGCCATACTCCCTAAAGTATCAACAGTAGTGTTGTACCTTTCTTCAGCGGCCGTTCCTAAGCCACTAATGTCCGAACGAATAGTTTCCTGACCAGCTTGTAGGTTATCGAATTGATCGTCCCCTAAGCCTGTTTCCGTGACATTGGTTGTTCTGCTTCCGCCGCCTCCGCACATATTACACCTCTCTTTTCGTAATAAAACCGACTTTCTCAAAGCCGTGTTTTTGTATTAATTTTTCGTACCCGGGCCCTGCAATTCCGCTGGTAATCCCTATACAAATCTCGTGGGCATTCTTTTTCTCTGCCCAGTTAAAAAATTGTCTAAGCATATTTACTATAGACTTCGTTATTCCATCCCGGTGTTCTGGTTTGAACACCATCACTAGATCTTGAGCTATCAACTTATCGCTGAAAAAATACTCAGATATGTTAGCTAGAAAGAAACCAATGATTTCCTTGTCTTGCTCAACAACACGCATAAAGGTTGTTGTGTCAGGCTTACTGCCTGTAGCTACCCAGTAGTAGGATTTCTTATCTGACCAGCCACACTTTTCGTATAGGCTGTTTTCTTGGAACCAACGGCCTAAATCATTGATCTGGGCGTAGTCCTCTAAAGTAGGGGGGCGAACGATATATTTCATGAAGTAAAGGGAGGGGGTTGGCAATAAAGAGGATAAACTTAGAACCTCTTTCTATCCAGTATTATACACCAGAAAGGGTGTATTATACAAGGTAAATACACTTATATCAGGTCTGCTTTTATCGCTATATACAATGCTAGAGCTAATAAACTACCTAACATGATAAATAGCGCAGTACCTAGATATATCTCCTCCCAAAGCTGATTGCGTTTATGTTTTTTTCTTTTCGCTATTAGCTCGGCCCGAACCATCTTTCTCTTAGATTCGGCTTGTAGTTGCTTCATTCGTTTAAAAAGATCAGCGTTACCGGTTAGTACGCATATATCTTTTAGTTCCCGCTCAAAATCTGCGACTCTTTTCTCTGCGAGTGCTAACTGACTAGCGTCTGCTAGTGACAGTATTCCCCCGTTCTTCTTGTCTTGTTTAACTTGCTCAATGGCTGTGCTTGCTACACTAAGTCTATGTAGTGCTTGGCCTAGTCCTTGAGCGTTATTAGATGTTTGCTTGAGTGTGCTGACCGCAGAATTTACTGCATTCAGTGTACCCATAATGGCACTGATTTCTGCTATCAAAATTTTTACTCAGAATAAACAGGAAATCCCGCGAGGGATAGGTTGCGGTTTGCATCTAATGTTGGGGTGTAAGAATCCGTGAAGTCACGCAATTCTTGACGGTAAGTCCTCTGAGATTCTGTCATTGTTCTATCTTGTAGTGCCCAAAAATCCGTGGCTTGTAACTCAGCGTCTCTTATTTCTCTGGCCCATTCCCACAGAACCTCAACTTCGATATCGGCCCGAAATTGCTTACCTTGCATTTGTAAAATATTAGAAATCATATTAGCCTCCTAACTAGCTGTAACTCGGCCAGAGTAGTTGGATGAATTACTCCACATACCATTGATCGTAATTGTTATTTGGGGGTTAGTTGCATCAATAGATGCGGATCCTGTTAAGCCTATGTTACCAAGGGTTTGATAAGATAGGCTATTACCAGCGTTTAAATCAGTAGTGACAACCATGTGAATATATTTATTCAAATAAGTGTTTACGTTTACAAAAAACATTGCGGAGTTTTTAGTGGATCCTTCTACGTCATTTTGTTTATTTGATAAATTCATGAACTCAAACGTGTAGGTTAAAACACCATTTGTTACGTTGTATGGAATCTCTAATTGACGAACCAATTGTGCGTGACCATTACCGGTATAGTACTCGCCATTTTGGTTTATTTTTAACAGTGGATTATCTACATTAGTTGAACCAATTATAAAATTATTGGAAGTATCATCATGACCAATAGTGTATTCGGATACCCCATTGTTGAAGAATTTGATTTCCGTGTCACTGCCTGTAGGGGCATCTAGGCGTATTCTTGCATCTCCGGAAGTGGATTTAATGTCTAACATCTCCGCCGGGTCTATACCTATACCTACATTAGCGTAAAATCGAGTTTCCCCGGTACTTCCATCAATATACTGCCTAATACCACCGCCCGTTTTGAAATAGATTCCCCGAGAACCATCCGTATCTAGAGTTAATTTTCCACCGTCGTTTTTCATAAAACCGATTGCAGTTGTACCAGTATCCCCACCACCAACTACAAACCCAGTGCCTCCACTACTAAGTTGAAAGCTATCTGACCCTACCACCGAACCCGTAGATGTAATAGATAAAGCTGTAGTGTCTAAATTATTAGTTTGTGAAACCCTAAAATTAATACCTTGTCCCACGGTGTTATGATCAATAAATGCCGAGCCCGTAGGCTTGAAACGAATATAGTTGTTGGCGTATTCTGAATTGTTAACACCAACTTTTACCAACCCTGCTACGTCTACGTCATCAGTAAAAGTAGCGGATGTCGCAGTGATGCTACCAGTAAAAGTAGCGTTACCATTTTGGTTCATCTGGAATACTTTATTGCCACTTAACGAAGGAAAACCATTAGAAGCAAAAGCAAAGGTTAAAGATTCAGATTGATCGTAGTCTAAGCCAATTGCCCATGTGTTTCCTGATGCGGTTCCAGTACTATTATTAGCAAATGCGATACTTGAGTCATCATTTTGGCGTTGAACAACTATTCTAGCCCCATCTACTGTAGCTAAATTAAAAGTACCCGCCGCCGGAGTCGTAGCACCAATGGTTGCACCATCGATATTACCGCCGTCAATGTCGGGGCTATTAAAATCTAAATCTGCAATGTCTCTTGCTTTACTCATTATCTACATGCTCCTTGACTGGTTCCGGCGTATTATCGATTACAGTCTGGGCTTCTGCGCGTTCTGCATCATCTGCAACGATGAGAGGATTAGGTACTGTTTCGGTAGTTGGTTCTGCCATCGGATCTTCTTCGTCATAGACGGTGATCTCGACAGTAGGATCTAAGGGCTCGATGGCTGTTTGGACGATGACTTCGTGTAGTACATCTTCCATTTCCATTGTTTCTTCGTTGAATACTTGCTCCCCGGTAGGTTGCATCTCGGTTACTTCCGGGCGTCCTACGGATAGCTGGTATTGCTCTAAACGGGCTGTAGCAGTTCTGTAATCGTCGGCCTGTGAATTAAATAACTTCTCTGCGGCGGCGTCTAAGATGTCTTGAGGTACATCGCCGATAGTAGTTCCGCCTGTAATAGTTTTTGGGAAACGCTCTTTAACGTCCGCTACATGGTCTTCCCACACACCGTCATACTGCATACCTAGCTGATCACCGGTAGAGGCATAACCCTCTGGGCCTGTGCGTAGAGCTACATAATCTGGCTCAATAACGTCCGGGCCTTCTGGTGTGTTACCTTCGTTAATCCAATCGAGGATTGCTTGGTAATCTCTGTTAGCTGGGTTATTTGGTACGGACATAGTGCCGTTAACGAGGTAGCTATTTTCTTGTGTTTTTACTGTTTCAATAATCATGATTATAGCTCCGCATTAAAAATAATCTGGCCGGATGCAACATCTATGTGACTTACATACCCTTGTGTTCCACTTATTGTATTGGTTAGCTGAGAGGTAAGAGTTGAAGTATTGTTAACACTAACGCTTGCCCCAGATGCTATCGTTGAACCGGCTGAATATGTGTTCACTGTCATTGTCGAAGTACCAGTAGGGGCAGTTCGCATAACTACAGGAAACTGAGCCTTATAATAAACAGCAGTTGTAGTGTAGTTTGTTCCAACAAAATTATGTTGATCTGTTGTCGCATTGAGGACATATGTATACCGCTGACACAACGCCAGTTCTTCGCCGTATGAACGATGCTCGAAAGGGGTGGCTACTTTGCCAAGTTCTACTTGAACTTGAGTAAGGTCATAAATATCACTTATTGTGTCACTAGTTATCTCCGTATCAACGATTATCAAGAAATCTCTTGTTAGGTTTGCGCTAGTGTCAACAGGAGTAAAAGTCCACTCGAACCTTTGCCATTCGGGCGTAAGATTAAATGTTTTTTCTCCAGCATTAACTGAGCCTGTACTAGCGGCACTATTCATAAATCTGCCACGAAGACGCAATTCAGTTGAATTTGCGGATTTTGCCATAAACGATATAGTTATATCCTTACCACTTACTATACGACTACCACTTTCAATTTTCTGGTAGATGAAATGGTTATCGGGAGCCGTTCCAGTGTTCCCAACAGAAACGTAATACTGATAAGAGCCGTCTATAACACCAGAGTTTTGTGCAACAACCGTGTTTTGGTAGTAAATACCCCAACGGTCAACGCTACCATATACGTCCCAACCGTTTGCTAGTTTTGTGTATGTGGTACCACGTTGTGCAACTTGAAAGTCTCCATTAATAATCAGGTTCCTACGACCCGCACCAATAAGGTTAAACTGTTCCTGTGGTGTCTCAGCACGAAGCATCGCCTCACCCGCTACACCTGTAGGTTTCTTGAGATCGTTTAGTTCCTCGCGGACATTGATCTGGGGTTTTGTAATTTTTACTGTCATTTTAGTCCTCCGCCACTAGGCCGTTACTGGCACTGATTGCCGAGCCTACAGCGTCCGTTGTATTGTCTACCCGCCTCAAGCCTTGGAATACGCTACGTCCTGCGCTTGTACCCGCGTGGAGTAGTTTAGTAGTGTCATCGTATGCGAGGGCTTCTACAGCGTCTGAGGAGCCGTATAGCGTGGCTTTAGCATTCTCACTGAAGAGGTGCTTTTCATCGTTGTAGATCTTAGCGATTTGTTCTGAGGAGGGTATGGTTGCGCTAAATCTCCATAGTGCCATAGACCCACTTGTGAGAGGTGAGGATGACCCGTCAGACCTTTTCCCTATACGAAGAACACTTGTATCCTCGTTATAAGATCTACCTGCGAGTAACGACTTTGTAGCTTTTAGCACACCGTCTTGGTATACAAATAAAATATCCCCGCTTTTTATATAATGGTACAAATGCCAAACATCATCTGAAATGGAAAAACCATCAGTGTTTTGCCAATCTTGTGAACCAGTGTTGCCCCGTATATAAAAACGAAGATTGCCCGAAACAATTAAAGCTAGGACAGAGCCAGAGCCAAAGTTGTCATTGTTTAATTGAGATATTTCCCAGAATGATTGAGTAGAGGTGCCAGCAGTTTTTCCCCAGTGACTAACACACCAATTACCGGAAACATCGTCCATATAGTCTTGGTGAGGTTGTTGTAAGTAATTACTACTAGAAAACCCACTGTACCCCACAAGGTCAGCACCCGTTGCTACAGCCGTTTTAGTGATTGTGCCGAATACTTGAACATTGTTGTTGTTAACACTGCGGTCGTGTTCGGCTAGGATTGCGGATGTAGCATCATCAAATTCAGTTGCTTGTCCTGTACCACCACCTACTACCAACCAGATATTTGTAGTGGTCGCAGTCGCTACAAAAGTTATACTATGTGTACCCGTCCCCATATTCATTTTTGCGGCGAGGTTAGTAGACGTTATAGCGTTAATATCAGTACTATTAGCCGCGATTAACCTAGAATATGAACCAGCATCCGCCAAAACTTTAACTTGAGCGACATACGACTTACCCACCACCGTAGTTATGGATTGATAAATACCACCATTGACACCACTATTCGGTGTTAGTGTTAACTTATTAGATCCACCTGATACGGTAGACTGAGAAGCCACCCAGCTAGAGGTTCCGTTTGTGAAGCCCCCATTAGTAATCAACTCAGACCCAGTAACATTTGTATCATCAGTATCCGAAAGGGTAGCTAACTTGATGTCGCCGTTCATCCAACCTG